CGAGCTTGATCAGGTATTCCTCGATCTCCTTGGCGTTCTTGCCCACCGTGGTGGTCACGCCCCGGAAGGTAAAGCTGACCTTGTCACCTTCGGAGCTGGCCTTGATGCCGAATTCCTTGAGCCGTTCAAACTCTCCGGTGGCCGCATCAGCCACCGCCTCGATCATCTGGTTGAGGTCCTTGCCAAGCGCTGACGAGGTGTTCCCGTAGCTGGTCAGCGCACGCTCGGAGGGATCGAGCCCGAAGTTGACCAACTTGATGAACGATTCGGTGACCTGGGCGAGATCATAGGGCGTTCGCGCGGCGAAGTCCTGGACGGCGGCAAAGGCTTGTTCCGAGCCCTCGGCGCTGCCGGTGGCGGTGACCAGGCCGGCGCTGATCTTGTCGAACTCGCGAGACACCCCCACCAGCTTCTGCAAGCCGGCCGCCGCCGACACCGCCCCCAGCAGGGGGCCGAGCAGTCCTGAGACCGCCCCGGTCAGGCCCATGACGCCGGTTTCCGCCTCCCTGGCCCCGGCGACAAAGGACTTGATCCTGCCCAGGGCGCGGTTGAAACCGGCGGTCAAGCCCCGGTCGACCGCCGAGAGGATGATTTCAACCTTGGATTGATTGCCCATTTAATCGCCCGTTAAAGCTGAAAGCGCGGTCAGGAAGAAACCGTAGCCGTAGTCCCAGACCCTGGAACCGTGACCGCTGGTAATGAGGCCGCAAATTGCCCGATCGAAGTCGCGATCGCCTCGCTCACCGCCCCGATCAGGGCCGTGTCCAACCCGATCCGGCGGATCAGCCCCAAAAAAGCGGCGTTCACCTCCTCGAATGCTTGCCACAGCTCCTCGATCTCCGATGGGTAAAGATCGAGCAGGACCTCCTGGGTCAGTTCCGGGCAGGCCAGCTTGAGCAACTCCTCGCACCGGCCGAGCATGCCGGTCGCTTGCCCGGCCTGGCCATTGTTGACCAGGTCCCAGATCACCCGCACCGGCAATTCCTTCAACGTGAAGGATCGGGGGCCGATCTGGATGGTTTTCACTTTCTGCATGGTGTCTCCTTATGAAGGAATACGGTTGTGGCGGTCAGATCACCGCAGTTCGAACGGGGACGTCTTGCCGGCAGGGGTCAGCATTTTGCCGGCAAAGGACAGCTCGGGGAAGCCGCCCTGGGCAAGCAGGTCAAAATCCCCCTCGGCCCGGATCTGGGCCTGCCAGACCCGCAGCTTGACGTCTGTCCCCTCGACATAGTTCCGTCCGTCGAGGTAGAGGCCGACATTGATGATCGGCGAGGTGGCGCCGGTGATCTTGACCCCGGACTGGGCCGCCTTGTTACCACTGATGTGCAGTTCATCCCCATCAATGGCCGCGCTGATCACCTTGATCATGCCCAGGCCGGTGTTGACCTCGTAATCGGTGCCGGCAACGTAGGTGGTGGTGTCGGTTGCATCCTTGACCGTGCAGGTGGTCAGGTCGAGGTGACCGAGATCCACCCACTTGTCGAGGATGCCGGTGATCGTCGCCGTGTAGGCCCCGGAGGCCGCTGTGATATCCACCGCCGAGCCCATGAAGTAGGCGGCCACGATCTTGGGATCGTAGATGTTCATCGAGAAGGAGATCGTGGCATCCGAGATCCTGGTGTAGGACTTGCCGGTCTGGCCCAGGGTGAGCTTGCCGTTAAGCTTGGCGTCGATGGTCTCGGTCTCGACCTTGGGGACCAGCTTGGTGGCGTTGCCGACCAGTTCAAAGCCGGTCGAGACGCCGGCAGCGGACAAAAAGTCGAAGTACAGATCCCCACCGAGGATCATGCCTTGTTGTGTGCGTTCCATAGGTTTCTCCTGGCCTTGCAGCCGTTTTGTTAAGCTTCCTGTGGGACAGCGTTAAATCTTCCTGTGGGACAGAATTGAATTCTGTCCCCAGCTTGCTCTATCCCTGTCCCCAGCCAGCTATAAGATCTTCTCCGGCACGACCTGCATGGTCACCCGGCCGGTGTAAATCAAGAGGGTATCTTCCACGCCCTCGTAGCGGAATCGGGGCGCGGCTGTGGGCAGGCAGCCCGCCGTCACCGGCAGCCAACCAATGAATGCCGGCCGGACCGTGTCGATCAGGTCATGCATCAAGGCTTGCCCCTTGACCTGATCCAGATAGCTGACCAACAGGGCGATCTCCCAGGTGAGCTTGCGGGTCACCGGTTTGTTGGCCACCTCCTCGTCGTCATAGAGGAAGAAAACCGCAGAGGGTGGGGATTGCAGCGCCCGTTTGCTGAACCCCTGCTCGACCGCCTTGAATACCTCCAAACCTTCCAGCCGGGCCTTGATGGCCTCCCCGAGGGTCTTCAGCATCACATCCCCCGCAGCGTTGACCGGGTGAATAACCGCTCGTCGGCGTCAAAACTGGCGCCACAGGCCGAGGTGCCGCTGGTGTCCGTTTCCGCGAGTCCGGGGATGTCGGCCTTGTTGGCCGCAATGTCCACCAGGATGGCGCGGGCCGTCTTGGCCGCCCTGGTCACCGCCTCCGGCGTGGTGGCATGTGCCCGGCGGGCGTAGAGGATCTCCGCTACTAGATCCAGGGAAAGCCGACCGAGCAGGTCGGGCACCGGTACGACCGGCGTGACGTAGCGCCGGCCGATATAACTGTCGATCTCGGTGTCGGCATCGGCGATGGCCCGGTCGATCGCCTGTTCGTTGATGCCACCGGTACCGGCGTCATCAGTCAGGTCAATCAGCACGCTTTCGGGCATCCGCTCCAGCAGCCTCGTCAGGGTCGTGTAGGGCATGGCTTATGCCTCCAGCTCCTGGCGGCGGGCCGCAATGGCATCCAGGACCGCCTTGCGGGTCTCGCCCTCGACCAACTTTTCCAACTCCTCAAGGATGGCTACCTTGCTGATAAAAGCTATCTTGGCCCTTGCCGCTGTCGGTGTAGCGGGCGAGCCAGCCTCTGCTTCGGCGGCCTCGAGCACCACGAGCATGGGCTCTTTCCGGAGCACTTCCAGTTCTTCCTCGGTGAACCGGTCGTCCGGATACTCGGTCGTCGTTGCCGGATGGGCGATGCCGCAGCGACGGAAGCCGTCTTTCTTACTGGTGATAATGATCATGTCCTTCCTCACTGGTTGTCAGCAAGGGAGGCTGGTCGCCCAGCCCCCCTATCTTGATGGTGTCTCGGTTATCAACCCAAGCCGGTGGATCCGTAGCTCAACTGCCAGAAGGCATAGCCGCCGGCGGCCCGTGCCTCGGCGCCGAACTTGAACTCCTTGCGCATGAACACGTCGTCGGCCTGGGCATCGGTCTGCTGGACAAAAACCGGGGCCTTGCGTTCCTGGTAGATGAACGGTTTGACCGGCCTGGTGGTCACGTGGAGCATCCAGGCGGTGGTCGATTCCAGGCGGGGGTTGACCAGAAGCTTGGCCGTGCCCTTATAGGGGTTGGGAGTATCGTCGGCCAGCTTGTCGTTCTCCATCAGCATGCGGCCTATGGTCTCGAGGGCCGGCGGAACCTCCAGAGTGTCGCCGATTAGGTTAAGGGGTCGCCCTTCCTCATCCTTGAACGACATGATGGCCAATCTTGCGGCGCCGTATCCAGCGGCGGCCGCAGCCTGGGAGGCGTTCGACAGTACGGCCGTCCCCTTATTGCTCACGCTGGCCCCGGCCACCGGATGATCGGTGTCGTAGAAATACTGACCGTCATAACACAGGGCGGTGAAGGCCCCATTCTTCAGCTCGGCGTCGATCTCGTCCGGCAACTGCTTGGCAGAATAGCCGGCCTCCTGGGCCATGGGCGCATAGATACCCAGGGTATCGTCATCGATATCGTTGCGGTTCACGGCCACGGTGGCTTCCCAGTCCTCGTTGACGATGGCATACTTGAATGCCTCGAACTGCTTGATGAACTTCTCGCCCATCCAGCGCCGCATCTTGGGGAAACGGGACAGCCAGTTGTAGTTGTTCTGGCTCGAGCCGGACGGTACCAGCATGGTGGTCTGCTGCCAGATGGAGGGTGCCGCCTCGAAGGCCTTGTTGAAGATGGTCTTCAGGTTGAGGAAGACCGCCTCCAGGTTGGCCTTGTTGACGATCAGGCCGCCGAGGCCCATGAGCGGGACCAGGGATGGATCAAAGCCGGCGAAGGCCTCCTGGGTGCCCAGCAGCGCACCGGCCACGCAGGGCACAAAGAGCAGGCCGATCCACAGCAACAGCGTGGTGATTCTCGATTTCATGGTGTGTTCTCCCTGAATTGAAATGGATTTTGAAAGTTTCCTGTGGGACAGAATTGAATTCTGTCCCCAGCTTGCTTTAAAGTTTAGAACGTCACCCAGACGCCATCGGCATCCACGTCGTGGACCTTGCCGGCCACGGACCGGGTGTTGGTGCCGTTGGTCTTGGCCACGGTCTGGTCGTCGACGATGTAGCAGTCGTTGCCGATGTCGACGATGGTGATGAGGTCGCCGGCAGCCGAGTTGGCAAACCGGAAAGTGCCCTTGCGGATCTGCACCTTTTTGGCCCCGTCTGCTCCGGCCGAGTTGTCGACCTGCTGGGTAGCCATCCCCAGCGCCTTGAGGGTGGTGGCGGTCGATCCGGGCACGGCGTAGCCGCCGGCGTTACGGCAGGCAATGGAGCCGCCGTAGATCTTGGTGCTCGCCGCGACGCCGAGGTTGAACTCGGTTCCGTCCCGGCGTGGGGTGTTGCGGTCTGAAGTCAGTGCCATGGTGTGCTCCTTTTAAAGTTTCCTGTGGGACAGAATTGAATTCTGTCCCCAGCTTGCTGATAATCGGCCGGATGTTTCCGGTTATTTGCCGTACTTGGCGAGATCCTCGGCGGTGTTGCCGAGCATCCGCATGATCTTGGTCTGGTCCGCGTTCAAGGCGGTCTGCTGGCTGTCTTCCGGGGTCTTGCCGCCGAGTCCGGAATCAGGCACGATTTTCGGCGCCGAGGAGATGAAGGTGCGGAACTGGTCCAACCCGCCTTCGGTCCGGCACATGGCGGTGTAGTAGTCCTTGCTGGCCGGGGCGATCTTGCCCTCGATCAAGGCCTGGTTGATGGCGGTGGCGATCTCGGTTTCCAGCTTGTCCTGTTCGTCCTGGGCAATCTTGGCCTCGGCGGTGGTGGCCCGGTTGAGGGCCAGTTCGTAGTCAGCCCGAGGGACGAACTTGTCCATGGGCGGGGTCCGGGCACTGTTGAGCGCGGTCAGCAAATCGGTTTGCAGTTTGCCGAGGGCGTTCAGCGCGGTCTCTTCGGTGGCGTCCTCGGCCAGGCCGAGTTTGGCCAAAATCTTCTTGAGCATGGTGTCTTCCTCCTGTTGCTCGTGATTGAGTGCCGCAAGCGGCAGGTTCGGTTTATTGGTCAGGCCGGCACTGGCGATGCCGACGATGGTCATGGTTTTTTGGTCGTAGAGCACGGCCGGGCTGAGGTAGCGGTATTCTTTGTTCCTCACCGCCGCCTCTCCGGCCGGGGTCCAGGTATTGACCGCTGCCGTGATGCGGCCATCCTCCTCGACCCGTAGATCGTTCAACCAGGCCGCCGCCGGAGCTGGTTCACCTTTCGGTGCCCGCAGTTCGCTGGCATGCTCGAAATCGAGCACCAGGTCGAGGCCTCGATCATTGACCTGCTGCACCACCTTGTCCGGGCTGGGGTTGTTCCATGATCGACCATCGCGGCCGGTTATCCGCTCACCTGCCGGCAACAGCTCGATGCGTTCGGGCAGACCCGAGTCGTTTGCCTGGAAATTGAGAGCCAGGGGAAGGATAGTCCGCCCGATTCCCCCCTGGCCCATGACCGCTTTTTTGTTCATGCTGCTCCTTTTGCAGAACCCCGTTTAAAAACCGTTTAAAATTCCCTGTATTTGATTTTCCTGCCCACGGCTGCACTCGGGGGCGCAGCACTCGCAACTCCAGAATGCGGGCGTTTGGCGGCCTCGCCCATCAGGGGCCAAGCAGCCGCTCCCGGATCAGGTCGAGCACCATGGTTCGGTCTCTCTCTGCCAACTGCATCTCCGTGCCCCGGTTCATGGCCAGGTACTCTCGGGCCGGGATGGTCACCTTACGGCCCCGGCCAGCCCTTTTGGTGCCGCGCTGATGCACGGGCGCATAAGGCGCCACATGGCCACCAGCGCCGATGGTGACACTGTCCTTGGAGGCCTGGCTGTGCACCGAACCTTCCAGGTCGCCATGTTCCCACAGGATCCGCTTGCCGGTCAGGTAGCGCTTGCCCTTGGTTGATAGATAGCCGTTCTTCTTCCATCCCTTGTTCCGCGCGAGGCCCATGTGCAGGGTCACCTCGGAGAGCGGTTGCCAGGGCGTGCCGTCCGGTGCGGACTGGTTCTTGAAATTCTCGATCACCCTGCGCTCATAGAAGGCGCCGATGGCCTGCATGGTCGGGGTCAGGTCGACGGCCCGGCGCAGCAATCGGTTGAACAGGTTGACCACTTCGCGGTCATCGGTTTGGAGTAGCAGCTCCATTGTCGGTCAAGCTCATCGGCCTTATATTGAAATTGCAGGGTTCGTTGATTGGTTCCACTCCCAGGGAACCGACCTCATCGGCTTTTTTGTAGGTGATGAGGACCAGGCGGGTTCTCTCCTCCCACCTGGGTCAACGAATTCCATAACCTACCTATGGTCCTCGTTAACCGGATCGACCAAGCTCTCCGACGCTCAGGCCTATTGGTCATTTGTTGAGCGCAAGGGAGGTGTTGTTGGCGAATCTCCGGTTAGCGAGTTGTTTTTGTGCCCGTTCTTCCTGCTCATCGCTGGGTCCACTCTTCCAACCCCATCGTTGTGATCAGCCGCATCCAAGCCTGGCCGATCTCCAACGGCATCCGGTCCATCTTCTCCAGCATGGCATCGGCCAGATGCTGCTTGCCAGCAGTGCCGACGTTGTAGTCCCAGCCCTTGTCAGGCAGTTCCTGCCAGTTCTCGGGCCGGGTCCGCTGATCCGGCCGGGCCGCCTCGTACTCGGCCTTGGTGGCGGCTACTGCCCGGCACTTGCACCCGAACCCGTTGGGTGGGTAATTGACCTGCCAGAACGGGTCAGTCCGGGGCAGGATCAGGCCATCCATGGCCAAGTGGTTGGGCCGGGGGTTGCGCACGCCGTCGTTGTGCACGTACTTGAGATACTCGATCCCGGCGGCCTCGAACTGCTGCCAGCGGCCGGCCTGATAGGCGCAGGTAATGTTGGTCCGCCAGATCAGGTCGCTCCGCCAGGCCGGGCCACCACCTTGCAACTGCCAGCCGTAGCGTTCCACCAGGGGGCGAAACTGCTGGCGGAACTCACGGATGTCCGTGCCGCCGGCAATCGCCTTGTCCACCAACTGCCGCAACTCGGCGAGCAGGTCAGCCTGGTAGGCCCCGGCGGACATGAATCCCTTGCCGTGGGCCAGACCTTCCAACTCGTCCCATCTGGTGGTGGGAATGTCGAGCTTGGCGCGAAACCAGGCCGTGGCCTCGGCAAAGGGCAGACGAAATACCCGTTCGAACTCAGCGGCATCCATCGCGGTCCGATTGTTCCCGGTATG